GTTGGACAACGACGGCATTGCGATTTGGTCGGCCACGCCGGAGACCGGAGGCCCGGAACTGTACGAACTCAGGCAACGGGCCGATGACGGCGATCCCGACGTGGAAGCCTTCACTTTGCTGGTCGCCGACAACCCGTATATCCCGGAGGAACACAAGCAGAAGTTTTTCCGCGACCTGCCGGGGGAACTGCGGGAAATCAAGTACCACGGCAAATACCTGCGGGCCGGGCGCAGGTGCTATCCGCGATTCGACCCGGACGGCATTCACGGCTACGACCCGCATGAACTGCCAGACGACTTGACCCGCTTCCTGGCGGTGGACCCTGGCCCGCAGCGGTGCGGGACAGTGGTTGTCGGCGTTGATCGTGACGAGCGCTACGTGTGGGTGCTCGATGCTTTCGCCCTGCGGAATGTCGATGCCCAGCAGTGGGCCGATGCCGTGCTGGAACGCCACGGCAAGCATAAATTTGAGGCAATGGTGATCGACCAGCAGCGGGGAAAGCAGCACCACGGCATTGCCCGCAGTGTCGCGGAATTGCATTCCGACGCCCTGGCCCAGCGTGGAATCATTCCACACGTTCGCGGTCACGCCCCCCACATGGGCATGTTCTTCCCGGGCACCAAGGATGTGCCTGCCCGAGAGGAACCGCGACTCCGACTGCCGCGCGGCGAATTGCCCGAACTGGAAAGCGAAATCCGCAAGGCCGAGTACGACGCCAAGGGCAAACGCCGCCGTGCCCCGAACATGCCCGAGGATTTGCTGGTCTGTCTGGAATACTTGACCGGCCTGGACCCGTATTACCGGGAGCGACCGCCGTCGCCGGAGCCCAAACGATCCGCCGTCGCTGAGGCGGCCGAGGAATATCTGGAAAGCCGCCGTCGCCGCCAGAGGCACGCCGGAATCACCCTTGGATAGGAGCCAGCCATGCGCGATCCCGACACATGGGAACTGCCCGAACTTCACATCGGAGACACCGCTGTCTGGGCACCCACGCCTGCCCAGTTGAACTCAGGCTATTCTGAGAGCAACGTCGTGCCCTGTCTGATCTGGCGGGTACACAATCGCACCGTGGACCTGCTGCTCTACAGCGGGCGGGTCATAGAGGCCGTCTATCATGCCGATGATCCGTTGGTCGAACACCAGCCCCAGTTGATGGAAGACGGTGCCGGCGTATTCCGGCCCGCCCGGCGCGAAGTGTTGCTGCGCGAGCTGGTACAGAAGGTCGCCGCGCAGGCCAAAGTGCTGGACGTGCTGGAAAAACGGATCGCCAGCCTGGAATCCCGCCGCAAATAACCGGAGGCGGTTGAATGACCGGCCTGGAAGCGCTGCTGGGACTTTCTGGGCAAGGACTTCAAGGCGCTTTACAAGGCATCCGGCGAGCCAGATGAACCCGACAGCCGCTTCCCGCAGCCCGAGCAAGTCCTTCACCGCACGCGGCGCAACTTGGTCGCCGAGTTCGTGGCCGTCATGCTGCCGTATCTCTACGATGACGTGCCTCATCGGCTGGTGACTCCGGCACGGCCTGAACTGCCACCGGAACTTCTCTCGTTTCTGCTCGGCCAGCCGGTTCCTCTGGGCACGCCCATTACCCCCGATGTCTTGCAGCAGGTCGATCCGCAGCGGGAATACGACCTGCGGGGCGAAAGCCGCAAGGCAATCATCGAAGCTCTGTGTATGGGCCGGGGGGTTCTCTGGCACGAACTGGTCGAAACGCCGCACGGGCTGGTTCCCGGCTCCTTTTTCGAGAGCGTGCGCAACTTCGGCATTGACCCCGACGCCACATGCGTGCGGGATGCCAGCTACATCTACCGCCGCCGCAGGCGACCCGTCTGGCAGGTGGCCCGCGAGTTCGGACTGGACCCCGACAAGCTCAGCGGTCAGTATCAAAGCTGGATGGACCGTGCCCTGTCGCCGGATGAGGGCGGCCCGGAGCTTACGGAGCGGGAGAAGGAAGAAATCCAGCAGCGCCGCGACCGGCGCAACGTAGTGGAATACTACGAAATCTACTCCCGCATGGGGCTGGGCCACAACTTCGTCGAGATCGACGAGGACATCCGCGACATCGCCGACGCGATGGAAGCGCTGGGCGATGACGTGTATATCGTGGTCTGCCCCGGCGTGCCCTATCCGCTCAACCTGCCGCCCGAGTTGCGCACTGCCAGCAGCCTGGAAGCCGAAATCAAGGCCAGACTGGAATGGCCGATCAAGTACTACGCCAACTACTCCAACCCGTGGCCCATGTCGGTCCTGGACTTCATGCCCAATACCGACGATCCCTGGGCCACTCCGCTCTTGGCGCCGCACTTGCCGCTCCTGGCGTGGCTGGATCATGCCTACAGCTACGCCATGAACCGCATTCGCACCACGTGCCGGGACATCATCGTATGTTCCGATGAGATGGCTGACCAACTGCGGAACGCCATCGTAGAGGGCTATGACCAGCAAGTGGTGGGCGTGCCCGGCAAGGTGCCAGTCGAGCTGCGGCAGCTCTTTGACATCGTGCAATTCCCGCCGGTCAACAGGGACTTGTTCGACATCATCGGCATGGTGGAACAGGCGTTTGCCAAGGCGACCGGCATGGACGCCCTGCTCTACGGCGGCGCCGCCCTGCGCACTCAGCCCCGCAGTTCGGCCGAGGTACAGATTCGCCAGCAGAACTTGCTCACCCGCCCGCAGGACATGGCCAATGCTGTCCGCGAGTGGCAAAGTCAGGTGGCCCGGGCCGAGGGCTTTGCGGCCAGAACGCAGGTCGATCCGCGCACCGTGGCGGCCCTGTTCGGCGAGCCGTATCAGGAGGCAGATGGCTCAGCCCTAATGCAAGCGCCGCAGATGGGCGCTTTGACGACGCTGTGGGCACAGCTGGTCTTGACGGACAACGAATGGTTGGCTGCCGCCGAATTGTCGTACAAAGTGGAAAGCGGTTCCGGCGCCAGACGAAACAAGCAGAAGCTCATGGAGGACGCGGCCGTATTGATACAGACCCTGTGGCCTGCCTACATGCAGTATGCCCAGGCTACGGGCAATACGGAGCCCGCCAATGCTCTGCTGGAAATCATCGGCCGCGCCTACGACATCGACATAGACAAGCTGAAGCTGCCGCCGGTGGCCCCGGCCGGACCTGGCGCCGGCCCGCCGCCTGGCGCACCGCCACCTAAGCCGTCCGCTGAACCGTCGCCGTGATCGTCTCGCACAAGTACAAGTTCAAGACGACATCCTAACTCGCATTGCGCCGCATGTGCCGCCGCACAAACCGCGCAACGCTGCTGGGTTCATCAACCACACCACAGCGCGAGAGGCACGCAAAAAGCTCGGGCACGACATCTGGAACGAATATTTCGTGTTCTGCGTCGAGCGCAACCCATGGGACAAGACCATTTCCCACTACTGGATGGCCCGCCACAGCGCCGGCCAGCGGCTGAAATGGGAAAGCTACATTGCCCGCAAGCGGTTTCCCGTTGACTGGAAAATGTACTGCGACCCAACCGGCGAGCTGATCGTAGATCGCGTACTCCGGTATGATCGCTTGAATGAACACCTAGGCGAGGTCTGTCGCCAATTGGGCATCCCGTGGGAAGGCGCGTTGACGGTTCATGCCAAGAGCGAATATCGCAAAAATCGCAAGCATTACTCCACCTATTATACGCCAGAGCAACGTCAAATTGCCGCCTGCGGTCCACGTTCCCTATTCCGCACCTGCGAACCAACAGGACTTTCATGCGCAACCGTGGCACGGCGGGCAAGTTCTATTGCACGCAAGTGGCCCGGTTTCCCGGCGATCCCAGGGCCGTTATCAGCAGCAAAGACGACCTAGCCCGCATCTGCCGTGAAGAAGGCTGGGGCTGCGAGGAAGTAGGTGTGAAGCGGCCCAGATACCTGGACCCTGAGCCGCAGGATCGCTACGAAGTCGCCGACGACATCGTGCATGACGAGATAGCGAACATCGAGGAACGCGAGGGGCCGCTGCCCGAGAAGGAAAAGACCGACTTGTTCCACGACTTGAAGCAGAAGATGTCTGGGGATGTTTGACAGCTCTCTCATTGCCGCAATTGCCACCCTGTCCCTGGCGGCCGCAGCCGCCATCTGGCGACTGAGCGCAACCGTCTCGGCGTTGCGTGCCGACATTCAGCACATTCGCCAGAACGAATTGCCGCACCTGCAAGACGATTTGACAGCCCTGAAATCGGACGTGTCGGCCTTGCGCAACAAGGTCGAGGAAATGCGCGTGTCCCTGGCTGCTTTCACGAGGCGTGTCAATGGCAAATCCATCGAATGATCTGCCGGTAGCGAACCAATTGGCCCTGAAACTTATCGACTGGCTGCGGGAGCTGGTCTTCGAGGCCGAGGTACACAATCACGTGCGCACGCTGGCGGCCTTGCAAGACCTGTATCTCGGCTTTCGTGGTCCGACTGACCAACAAGATGAAGGAGAGAAGTCATGACCCGGCTAAGGATGGTAGCGGCCGTGCTGGCGGCGCTGATGCTCGCCGCGGCCGCTCAGGCCGAAAACGTGGCCGAACGCCTGCAACAGCATAGCGTAACGGTCCGCGTCCAGGATGTGTCCGGCAGCGGCGTGCTGGTGGCCCGCAAAACGCCGGACGGAGAAGTGCTGAACGTGGTCATCACTGCTGCCCACGTGGTCCAGTATGCCCGCCACGAGAAGGAAGTTACCACAGGGGACGGCACGCGACGGACCAAGGTGTATTTTGACGAGGTGTCGCTGGCAACCGAGCGCCGGTGGAACGGACGCAAGGTGGGCGAGGAAACCATGCTTTGCCGCGTGCTGAAATACTCGGCGGACCATGACATCGCCGTACTGCAAGTCATCATGCCGGGCTACCGCGACGAAGGCGCCAAGTTCTACCTCAAGAAAGACATTCCCGGACCGGGGGCGGACGTGATCCACGTAGGCTCCCCGGCCGGAAGCGAGCTTGGAGCCCACAGTGTTACCGATGGTGTGATTAGTGCCGTGGGGCGCATCTTCCCAGATGAAGGCCCCTACGAGTACGACCAGACCACCGCGCCGGCCGCCGGCGGATCGTCTGGGGGGCTGCTGGCCCTGAAGGACACCGGCGAGGTCATCGGCATCATCACTATGGGACTCACCGCCTCGGACAGCTTCAATTACTACGTACCCGTTCGCAGGCTACGCAAGTGGCTGGCCGACGTGGGCATGGAATGGGTGATTGATCCCAGCAAACCGGTTCCCAAGCTGGAAGACCTGGAGAAGATCACACCCGATGATGCCGGCCGCAAGTTCCAGCGTGACGGCGGCGAGAACGACAAGGCCGCCAAGCCGGCCCGGCCCCAGTTGACGCCCCTTGCTGCCAATGCCGCGTGACAACGCTGAAATCCGCCGCTATCTCGAACGGATACCAAAGCACGGCGTCATTGCCGAAATCGGCGTCTGGCGGGGCCGGTTTGCCGGGTTGCTGCGCAGCGTCTGCCAGCCGCGCAAGCTGATTTTGGTGGACCCCTGGAAGCCCTACGGCCATCCCGCAGAACCACTGAGCCGGGCCGACGCGGAAAAGCACGAGCAGTGTTACCGCCACGTATGCCGGGCGTTTGAGAGCGATCCGAGCGTGGAAATCTGGCGTCTGCCGTCCGTTGAGGCGGC